TATTACCTAATGATCTACGAATTGTTATCATTTCATACCTCTTTTAATTAGCTTCAAATTTTCCACGAGGAAAATATTTAATAGTATTATCACTATCAAAATGTTTTTCTTTATGTGACATATACCAATTCTGTCCAAATAAATCAGAGGCTATATCTCTTGCCTCTTGTTCATTTTCTGCTTTGATAACTGCAACAGAATCATGATCAAAAATATGACCATTTACTCTATGAGTATGTATTTGACCAAATGTAATTATAAATCGTTCCATACTTACTCCTATTTAACACCAATCAAAATATACACCTATTCGGTTATATATTCCTCTACGATTAGTATCTAAATTATTCATTCTTCTTGCTTTTTTATGTATATTTCTTTTTGCCCATTTACCAGAAGGTTTCCAATATCCATTTGATATAAATGGCATTCTTTGCCATTTTATTTTTTCAATCATCTTTTAATCTCTCTTTAAAGCGAGAAACCAAGTATCTCCAAATCTTCATTTAACTCAGCTTGAGTTTGATAGATTCGAACTAAACTTGGTTCTCTTAGTCTCTTTTCAAAATATAAATCCCATGAACAATCTGTGGTCAGATGTACTTCTTTATTTGTATCAAACTCATTGAAATAATCTTTAATATAAAAATCATTAATCAATTTGATATCTATGGCATCTTTATCATTGATAACAATATAAATGAAGCCATGATTGGGTGTATAGTAGGCTTTCATTTTAATTGACTCAAATCAAATGGAGTAGAATTAATGAATGAATGACCAGCTACAAATGATGCTATTTTATATATTTGAGTACTATTAAATTTATTCATTTTTTCTGCTAATCTAAGAATATTGTTAATTAAAATATCTGTGTATCTAATTTCTGTCTTTTTTAAAATATCACCAAACTCATCTGAAGCGAGTAATATTGCAACATTATCTCTAAATATTTGTAATTGTTTTTCTTTTACTATTGTTCTATTTTTGTTAGTTTTAATAAATTCATAAGCTGGTGTATAATCTTCGAGTTCGTCCATCAATACTATAGAAATTTTATCAAGATAAATATTAGTACGATCATTAAATTCACCTATATTAATATCCATTTTATTCATATTAATTATGAAATCTGTTTTATCTAACATTTCTTTACCTTTTACCTTTAATGACTCCATATGATCTTTAAATGTTTTATCAATACTCATATTAAGCCACAATTTCTATATATTCAGAACCATCCTCATGGAACCGAAGTACTAATTTTGATCTACCAGCACAACAGAATGGAAACTCAGTCAATTCTATTTTAGGTACAAGTAGAGTATGTCCAATTTTAATAGATTCAAGGTGTTTTCTTAATCTATTGCCTTTACCAATTAAGAGTCTCACTGATTGTTCTGATCTTTTAGTTAACTCAGCAAATGTATGAACATCATAATATTCAATATCATCTACAGTTAAATAATTATTAATTAATTTTAGATCTGTCATATTTTCTCCTTATTGCATTATTCTTTTGTAAGAAATTGTACCAAATGTTTTTGAGTACCATTGATATATTGAATGTCTTTCTATTTTTTTATTTTTATATAATGAATAGATTAATCTATCATTAGTATATTTTATTGGTTTAATAAAACAATTTCTTTTGAGCGATATTATTTGACCATATTTATTTATTATATATGATTTCTCATAATCTGGAATAGGATAAAATTTATTAAGATCTATTTTATTTTTGAGGAAGTTTGGAATATCTTTCAATTGTTCTTGGTCTATCATTTTATATCTTTTATTTTAATAATTCAACAAAATTTGTAAGATCAACAATATCAAAAAGTGTAGCATCAATATTTATAGATTCAAAATGATTATATAATTGAATTATTAAATATTCATTATTTTGTTTTTCAATATTTGACATATCATTTAATTCAATTTTGAAAGTACAAATTACATTATTTATCTGTTTTAAAGTTAATTTATTCATTTCATACCTCTTTTATAAATTAGATTCTATTATATGATAAGTTTTTTTCATTTCAGCAATAATTAAAAATATTTTAAGATAATCTATATAATAGATTATATTTTCTTTTTCATTTGGAACTTCTAATTTCATTTCAAGTAATTTTTCAGTTGTTAAATTATATTTTAATTTTATAATCAAATTATGATCAGATATTGTAATAAAATAATAATCTAATTCACCTTCATTATCTAATATTTTATTCAATGATAAATCCATTTCAGATTCTAATATTTGGTTAAATAATTCATCTAATTTTTTCATTTCATACCTCTATTTCATTTCATAATGATGGCCAGTCTATACCAATATTATAGACTGGCTTTTAACTCCTTAAAATCATCAAACTTTTTGTCCTTGATATATGATCTTTAATAATTAGATCATATATATTTTTAAATAGGTCTCATATATAATATAATCAATATATCTGAAAAATCAAATATAAATCATTTTTTATTCATTAAGAATATTGTATATATGATAATTGATATACAGAGAGTAAGACATCTCACTCTCTCCCTTTGATACTCTCTTTGTGGCTCTCTCTTAGAGATGGGCTTGATGGTAAATGACCATTGTCACTTAATGGTGATTTAGTCTTTTGTGTATATTGTCTTCTCAGATATATTATATATTTATAGATACATATTTTTTAATTCCTTTCTATGTAAGGAATTAGATATAAATAAAAATTTATCTATACAGGTATATAATAAGTTCTTGATAATTTTGTATATGTATGTATGTATCTAATTCCTTTCTATATAAGGATTTATTTTTGAAATATACAAATAATACAAATATAGAGGATCTTATTTTTGAAATGTGAAATAGGGCCTTTTTCATTTTTGAATATAACCGCCGTATTCTGTATATTTTGTATATTATATTTGATTTATCTCTCTAGTATTGTTTAAATCGCCTTAGAAGGCTATAATTGGTTTAAAATTGAAATACAGACAATATACAAATAATACAGAATTACTCAGAGAAATGCAGTTTTTCTCATATGTATTTATATAGATAAAAATTTCACTATACAAATAATACAAATCTCGCAATGTATCTTTAATGTATACAACATATTTTCAGAGACATTACACTCTCTCACTCTGGGCATTGGTCATTTATGACTTGGTTTGAGACTCGCTTTGAAGTTTAAGTAATCTATGTCCTGGGTTTGGTGTTTTTTGAGGAGATAATATGGTTTAATTTTGAGTTAAAAAAAAGAGAGACCTTTTGGTCTCTCTCTGTCTCTCTATCTCTATAGAGTTTCAGTTTCCACTTTCACTTTGGGGACATAACCGGCCCAACCTTTTGGGGGATTTTCACCTTTTCCAACAATGGTATATTTACCATCTTTGAAATCAACCCAGATTCTATCTTCAACATGAGTGACATTGATAAAACCTCTGATTCTTTGTTCCATTGCAGGTCGTCCATATTCAAACTTTTCAAATATAGACATCAAGGTCATTGGACCTTTCAAAAGTAAATCTTTAAGTTCTGAAGTAATTCCAGATCTCTCTGATCTTACTCCTTTTCCAGAAATATAAAGAATTGCGGTTTTAACATTCTGAGGGACTCTGTTACTTTCGTCTGACTCAAAATATTTCATAATCACATTTCTCGCTTCATCTTTTCTTTTCGCATAGGCATCGGCTGCGAATTTTTTCTTTTCATCAAAGACTTTCTGTTCAATTTCGTTCATATCAACCTTCTGAACATTACTCATTTTTCATACCTCTTAGTTTTAAACCGTTTTATACTTTCAGATTTTCAAGTCATTCTGACAATTCAGAATAATTTAGTTCTTGATCAAGTGGTACAATTTTATGAATCAAATCAATATTTCAAAGATCAATTTTTTTAAATATATTTTATTTATCTATATATATAATATAATCATAATATCTTCAATCGTCTACATAATTCGAAGATATAATAATTATATTGAGAATCATTTTATATATGATTCTCAATATATAGATTTTTAATTTTCTGATAAAATTGTCAATTCATCATTCAATGATTTAATTGAAGATTCAATCCATTGATAAAATTTTAAACTAAGTTCATCAATTGATATTTCAAAAGGATAATCATTATTTAGAAAATCATAATGATAATCATTAGTCCAAATTTCTGAAATCTCAATAATTTTTGATTGAAGATCTTTTATTAAATCAATCATATTCAATTTTGATTTTAATTGATTATTGATTTTCTGAATCTGAAATCTCGAATCTTCTTGAATTTCTTTTAAAGAAATTTCTTCATTTTTTAACATTTTTCTACCTCTTTATATAATAAATTTTTTATAGATAATCTTTAATCAGAGATTAAAGATTATCAATCTAAAATCAATTTATTTCAATTTTTAATTCATTTATGAAATCAGAAATTATTTTTTCATCTGATTCTTTTATAGAATATTTAGATAAAATATCATAAAAAGAATCTCTCATTTGATCTATGATATCAGAAAAATAAATATCATTTTTCAAAATTTTCATCATTTGATCTTTTTCCATTTTATACTCCTTAAATTTTAAACTACCATGATAATAATTCAATAGAAATTTCTTCAATTTCAGAATCATTAAAATTAAAATTTTCTTCATAATCAAATATTTCATTGATATCATTCATTAATCTTTTGATATTTTCAATAGAATCTAATTCATAATCAATATCATCACCAATTTGATTAAAAATAATAAATTCAAAAAATCTATTATACTTTTTTAAAGTATCCATTTTTAAACCTCTCTATAAATTATATTTCAATTTCAAATAATTCATTCTATTGATTAATGATCTTTTATTCTGAATTGATAAAAAATCATCATTTTTCAAGATCATTTCAATAGATCGATATTCTCTTAAAGATTTCATTCTCAATAAAATGAATAATTCATATTGAGATAAATCTTTAATCTTCAATTCTTTTTTCATAATTACCTCTTATATAGAATATAATCAATATATCTGAAAAATCAAATATAAATCATTTTTTATTCAATTTAAAATAGATCTATTTAATTTTAAGTTAATCTCTCTATTGATCTGAAGTATAGAGATAATGATATATTCAAGTCCTGAAATATAGATAATCCTGGATATAGAATAAAGAATATATAGTGAAGATCATATATAGAAGAGTTTCTATATTCCTGGAAATGTATATAGAGAAACTTAAATATAGATCATATGATATAGAGTATATAGAATCTATGATATAGAGTGATGATTATATATATTATGAATAGAATATATAATGAATGATATATAATAATGATTATAGATAGTGAATGATGAATATATAATAAGAGTTATATATCATCTATCATATATAGTGAAAGAATAATATATAATATATAATAAATAATATATAAAAGTTTTAAAATATATATGTAGGTGAATATTTGAAAAAGTCTATATAGCCCGTCTTCTATATAGGGACCTACTGGTATAATTTACATAGGTCAAATGATTCAGATACGTTTATTCTCTAAATATTATAAACCTCTAATTATCTATATCAACCATAAATATCTCTCAGATCATTTTCAAACCTTTGAATGATCATTTTCACACATTAAAATTCATTGACGACTGGACAATTCCCATGTCTCCTGTGTCTTTATATCACTGAAATTTAATCTTTAAAAGTCAATGAATTTCTTAATGATTAAAATATCAATTCAGATATACTATATATAAGATAATAATTGAAAATAACCATTGACAGATGACAAAAAAACCATGATAATTAAAATAGAGGTAGTTATGTTTTAATTTAATTAGTGACTATAAGGATAGGTTATGCGAGACTTAGAAGAATTAAAAGAAGAAATTATCATAGAATATATAGGTTCTTATGATTTAGAAATCGCAATGATGAAATGTGATTTAACTTCTGATGAAAAGAAATTACTCAAAAATGATTCCTCATTTATGTATCGTATAGATTATCAGGATGCACTAATTCGTGAAAGTATAGTAACTACAATGGTAAACAATTTAAAAGGTCCAGATGCCAAATTATCTCAGAAGGCTGCAATTGATCTTGGAAATCTATTATGGAAAGAAAGATTCAAAACAGGTAATGAAGCTCCTAAAGGGCAAGTTCCTGATAATATTGTATTAGTTGGTGAGGGACCTGACAAATGACACAAATAGTACCAATCATTCAAAAAGTAAAACAACAACTCGTTCCTGCTGACAAACGTCATAAGATTATTTATGGTGGTCGTGGTAAAGGTGCTTCTTGGTCAATAGCACGTATACTATTACTTGAAGGAATGAAAGATGAATTGTTTATTGTTTGTGTTCGTGAAGTGCAAAAGTCTATTCAATATTCAGTACAGAAATTGCTCAGTGATACTATTAAATTATATCATTGGGAATGGTTCTATAGAGTTACTAAAACTGACATAAGAGGTACCAATGGTACGTTGTTTATTTTTAATGGTTTACGTGATCATAATTCAGATAGTATCAAATCTCTTGAAGGAGCCGATAGATGTTGGGTTGCTGAAGCTCAGTCTATTTCTCGTACTTCTATTGACATTTTAAGACCTACAATAAGAAAAGATAATGCAGTATTTTGGTGGGACTTTAACCCACGTTATAGTTCAGATCCTATTTGGGTTGACTATATAAGAAATACTGATGAAGAAGCAATTGTATTATTTCTTAGTTGGAAAGATAATAAATGGTTTCCTAAATCACTTGTGAAAGAAATGAAAGCAGATTATAAAAGAGATGTTAAAAGAGCTGATCATATTTGGAAAGGTGAATTAGCTGATGAGAATACTACTTTTGTTTGTCCTGCAGAACTTGTTGACAAAGCACAAGCTGAACATATTAAAAAACCATTTCCACATGTCCCTGAAGTTGGAGCAGATATTGCTCATCAGGGTGGTGATGAAATTGTTTTCTATAAAAAAATTGAAGATAAAATTGTTGGACAATATATTTCAACTTATAATAATACAGTTGATACTTTAAGAGATCTTAAATTATTTGCCGGTAAAAATAGCATAATCAAAATTGACAATGGTCATTTAGGTTGTGCTGTAGCTGATTTAATGGAAGATGATGGTTATACTGTATATAGAATTGTCTTTGGTGGTAAGCCAAAAGATGTATTACATTATGAAGATTGTGCAACAGAAATGTATTTTGAAATGAAAGATCAACTTCAAATAGCTGATATTCCTTTAGATGAAGAATTAGCAATTCAACTTTATACACGTAAATATGATTTTATTAATGGTAAACGTGGTTATGAAGTTATGAAAATAGAATCAAAGAAAGATTTTTCAGAACATACTCATGCTTTACATAAATCTCCTGATAGAGCAGATGCTCTTGTTATGACTTATTATGATCCGTCTGGTTCAATGGATATAAGTGGAATAGCAGGAAAAATTACTGCATATGGTGGTAACTAGTGACTTTTAAAGAATTGTTATACAATTTATTTGGCTCAAGATCAAGAGATTCTGGAACAGTTGGTGCTGATTCAGCACAATCAATGAATATAACAGTAATTAATAGTAGTAAAGAAACTGATTATACTAATGCAATAAAAACGAATAAAGTAAAAGCACGTCAACTTTATCATAATACAAATAAATTTTATACTTTATCAGCTCAATTGGTTAAACCAATAATTAACAATAATGTTAACTTTATTGGTATTCCTGAATTGACTGGTAATAAGAAAGCAATTAAAGTGGTTGAAGAAGTAATAATTGATTATCGTAAAGTGCATAAGACAGTTGAAATTGATGGTAGTTTATTTGTTTGGCCACAGTGGAATATTAAAAAGAAAATAATTGAATTGATTTTTATATCTGTAGATAATATAGAAGAAATATTTATTGATCCTATAACAAAAGAAATTACAGGTTATAGACTTAGTGAATATGTAACCTATGCTACTCCTAAAATACAAAGTAATAAAGTACAAATTGATTATATTATTACTAAAGATATAGTTATTTTAACTATTGTTGGTACAATTAATAAAGTACAGCAATTTAAAAATCCTTTTGGTATGATACCTATTATTCATTTCTCAAATGATAAAGATATATATGAACTTTATGGGCATTCTGAAATAGAAAATTTTGAACCTCAACTTAAATTTTATCATGAATTAACTTATCAAGCTGGTGCAGCACAGAGTAGAGATGGTCATCCTAAATTAAAAGTAAATACAACAAATCCAAAATCATGGATAGATAATAACTTTGGAACTGGAAAATATGATGAAATAAAAGGTGGAGAAGCTACTATATCAATGGAATCGAGGGACTTATTTATAAATGGAAAAGATGAAGATATTGCATACCTTTACCTTCAAAAGACCACAGGCGATTATGATTCGCTTGCAGAAACAACTTTCACAAACATTGTTGAGGGTTCAGAAACACCAGAAATTAACTTCGGAGCAAATATCGGTACTTCATTGGCAAGCGTTAAGGAATACCGCCCGGTATGGATCAAGAAGATAGAAGCAAAACAATATGAAAGAACTGCACCATGGAAAGAAGTTTATGACATAATCATTATGATTAGTAATTTTGTTAATCTTAGATCAGCACCATCTAATAAAATTGAAATGATATGGCCTAAACCTAATTTTGCTTCTGTTAAAGAGCAAGCTGAAATTATTAAAGGTTTTTCAGATGCATTAGAAAAATTAGTTAAAATTGGTGCTTTAACTGATGAAGAAATATTTGATACGTTAAATGAATTAGATATATTTGAATTTATGCTTGAATATAAAGAGCATAAGAAGGTAATAGATGATGAAAAGAAAATTAGGGAAAAGGCAGAGGAAACTCTTGCTCGTGCAGGGGCAAACACTAACCCAGGAGCAACTAAAAAAGATGGTAATAACAAGAGCAATGGTAAAGACTGAAATAAATAAACAAATTGATTTCTTTAAAGCTCGTGAAAAATATAAGAAAGATTTGAAATTGTTTATTCAAAAGCATGGTGCAGATAAAATGACACCTGCAATGCAGAGAAGTATCCCTGCAAATGGTAAAGTATTAATTGAATTGGTTTGGTATTTACAGCCACGTTGTTGGTTTAACATATTAAGAATAGCATTGGTACAGGCAGATAATCAATGTATAAGGAATATTTTAAATGGATGATATATTAAGAATAACATTTAAAAACTCATGTGTAATGACCTTAAAAGGTACAACTGGTAATAAAGAAATTGGAACTATTGCTATTGGTAATGTATCTGCTTATAAAAGTTTAGTTGAAGATAGTGAAGTGTCAGAATTTATTAATATTGTGCAACTTGGTGAAGATAATCCCGCTCATCCTGATCCTTGGACTACAGTTATTTTAACAGAAGAATGGGCAAAGAGTTTTGTAACTGCTGTTAAAGCAACACCAAAACCATTATATATTCCTGGTCATTCTGATGCTTATATTGGTAAATTAAGAGCAATTCCTGATGGTTATATTACAGGTGGTATGGTTAAGAATGGTCAACTTCATTTAAGAAATACCATGATTTTAGATGGAACAAGAGATGCTTTAATTAATCAAACATCAAAAGAAATTAAAGCTGGAATGTTAAGTACATCAACATCAGACTATATGAAATATAGAACTGAACATAATGATGATACTGATGAGATGATATATTTTGCAATTGAATCTGTTAAAGGTCAGAGTAATGCTTTGGTTGAAGCTGATATGACTGGTTCTGAAACAGAAATAATAATTACGTCATTTAAAGCCGAGGATGGTAAAGATGGCAAACAAGGAGAAAAGCACATGGGTAAAGATGAACAAACTAATACAGAAATGTTTACTGTTTTGAAAAATCAGCTAGATTCCGGACGCTTGGCGCTTGCAGAAGTAGCCACCAGTCTTGGTATTGAAGTTATGACTCCAAAACAAAAAACAGCTTTGAAAAGGTTAAATGATGTTGAAAGCAAAGTCGGTGACATTGCTGAATTCGTCAAACAGACTGTAGGGGTTAAAGAGGAATCTTTTAAATCTCTTAAAGAGTCTAAAATAAAAGATAAGTTTAAAAGTGATGAACTTATAGAAATAGCAGCACCTCTTTTCGCTTTGAAAGAAGGAAGTGTTGAGGATATTGACAAAGAAGTCAATAGAATCGCTGAATTGAAAGTATTCAAGGCAATCCAAGGAACTAAGGCAGGAGCAATCAACTTTAATCTTGGTGGAGTCGATGAAGAAATAACTGATGATGAATCAGTGGACATGGAGGCTTAGGTTATGAGTATGACAGAAGCAAAAGTTAATTATGGTTTTCATGAAAATTTTATCAGTATTGATCTGATAAAAATTACTAATAGTTCAGGTGTAGCTTATGTTCATTTACAATTAGTTTATGAAGATGGATATTTTGGTGAGGTACGAGAGTTTGATGGTATTGCAAATGGTGCTACTGGATATATTAATATATATTCTAAAAGACGAATAACTACAACTCAGATTGACACTGGTGATACCTTTGTACTTGATGATCCACTTTATTTTAATCCAACTACTAAGAAATTAGAAGTTGATTATGCATTGACTAGTATTTTAGCTGGTAAGGTTACAAAAATAAATAATGGTGTAAGTGTTGAATTTATGCCTCATAAACAGAACAATATTCCTGAATCTGTTGAAATGTCAACATATGATGTTGATGCTGATGCAACTGGCTCTATTGATATCACTGGTCTTGTTCCTGAAGGAGCAACAATCCTTGATGTATTTATTGAATGTACAGCTGCAAGTGGTTCTGGTACTCTTCAGTTGAGAGAAGAAACTGGTGATGCAGCAATTACTGATGCGATGATATGTGCTGTAGACAATGTTGTAGTAAGAGTTACAACATTATCTATTAGTGTTGTAGGTTCAAATGGACTTGAAATTATTACAAATGGTGCAGCAGATCGTGGTCTTATAACTATTGTGTGGAGGAAATAATATGGGCAAATTAATATCACGTGAAGGACTCATACGTGAGTTTGAAGAAAAAATGTTAGCTGGTATTAAAGTTAGAGTTAAAAATCCTGTTCAACTTGTAAAACCAGCATTTGGTTCAGCAATTCCAATAAGTGGTTCAATACTTACTGATGCTGATTTAGCAAAATTAAACAGTCTTCAAGACTTAACAAAAACAAGACACATTACACTTTCAGGTAAAATTGATACTGGTCTTGATTTTATTTTTGGAAAGAATGGCTGTAGAGGTTCTATCAATGATAGAATTAGAAAAGGAATATTTTCAGGTAGTGCAAATACTTTGAATGATAACTGGGAAGATTTATTTGATGCAATCAGACTTGATCTGACAATCAAAAAAGAAGCCAGACCTACAATCAGACAATTTATTTATCAAGAACTTCAAATGCCAAATGCAACAAAAGATGTGAGACCTACTGAATTATTTCCTTATGGTGTTGTATTTGAAGAACATAATGGTGAAGGTAAGGCTATAAGACAGGGTGCAAATCTTGGTGGTCAGTATGATACTATCCCAATGAAGATTTATGCAGCTGGTTTTACTTGGACTCTTCTTGCTGCTCTTTTTGATAGAACTTATGATCTGTCAAGATTGTCTGATGGTGTTGCACTTGGTTATTCTGCTAAAAAAG